TTCACCGCAAACCCAGATCTTGCAGCACTACTTGTGCTCCCAGTAGTTTGCATGTGCACAGTTATGACATACGCGCCAGTCTCAAGAATTGTGTTTCCTAGAATATCTAAGCTAATCTGCCCTCCGGCAGCTCCTCCCATATAGGTGTAGGTAGTAGTACCGCCTCCGCCTTTACCGCCACCACTTGTACTTGTGTAGTAGTGAAAAGGACTACTAGCTACAAAACTAGACATAGCTCCTGAAGTATAATTAGTATAAGACTGGCTTAGATTATCTACAGAAGCCATTCTACCTAGCTGGTTAGCTCCAATATGATCTACAATCACCCCTCCATTAGATATTGTAAGAATAGCGTTCGACCCTGAACCGCTGGACGTGACTACAGTACCACTACCAAACTGCAGTTTATCGACTGTAATAGTATTGGTACCAATACGAGTCGCTGATAAAGTACCTGTACTAATAGAACCTGCGTTTATTGCTACTGCGTTTACAAGATTTGCACTAAGAGACCCAATTTGTGCTGCAGTAATAGAAGCAGCTTTTATGTAAGCTTGGTTAATGTACACGCCCGCCGGGTTACCAGCACCATCTGTACTCGTAAGTACAGTAAACGGGACTATGTTAGTTCCCCCAGCGTTTGGGTCACGTATCGTTACCTGGCCTGCTTCAAATATTATGTTTGATGTAGAAGTATTATTATTTAACGTGCCATCACTTGCTGCCATTAAGTACATGCCAGCTACTGCGCCGTTAGCATTAACCGCTACGCCATAACCTGCTTCTGCACTAGTACCATTAGCCACTGCGTTTTGAACTGTAGTCACACTAGCTTGTGTTAAAACATCTCTAACTACTTGCCAGTTAGATCCATCCCAACGATATTGTTTATTACCGTCGTCTGTATCAAACCAAAGATCACCTGTGTTATTTGCGGTAGGTTGACTTGTTTGAGTAAACACAGTTGTTTTACCATCATTAGCTGTGTCTCTAACAGCTACCCAGTTAGAGTTAGTAGCAGCACTAGCTCTATAAAGTTTATTATTATCATCAGAATCTATCCATAAATCACCTACAGCAGTAGCTGTCGGAGCTGATGTCTGTACAAAAGTACGAGTTTTAGTACCAACAGTAGAAGATAAAGTACTAATAGATTGGGCATTAGCAGTATCTGCATCTGCTCTAGTAGTAGCTTCCGTAGCTATAGCAGCTTGGCTAGTTACATCACGTACTTCTACCCAGTTGCCTGTACCAGCTCCCGTAGCTCGATACTGTTTATTGCCATCGTCGGTATCAAACCAAAGATCTCCAGCACCTATTGCACTAGGCGCACTGGCTTGAGTAAAAATTCGTGGATAGCCATCGTTAGCTGTGTCTCTAACTGCTACCCAGTTACTCGATCCCACTGCACTTGCACGATACATTTTATTGTTGTCATCTGAATCAATCCAAATATCTCCAATAGCTGTAGCAGTAGGCGCACTAGTTTGAACAAAAGTTTTTGCTTTAGTGTCTACAGTAGCAGTTAGAGTAGATATTTCACTAGAACGGGCTGTATTTTCACTGGTCAGCGTTATTACATCGCCTTGCGCTAATGCCATAGCAGCAGTCAAAGTAGATCCAGTAAAACTAGCAGAACCAAACAAACTGACTAACGTAGCATCTCGAGCTGCAACCCAAGCATTATTAGCTGCATTACGGTAATGTATATTCCCGTCGTCTGTGTCATACCAAATATCATTTATAGTTAAAGCACTGCTACCGTCACTTCTAGTAGTCGGAGCGCCAGAAGACCTAATGACTTCTCCAGCGCCTTGGGTTACTAAACTAGTTATTGCAGAGTACCCAGGTAGATCAGCCAAAGTCTCACTTAAATTTGTCATAACTGCGCCTATATCAATAGACGTAGTACCGCTCCTAGAAGCACTATATTGCCCTTCAATATCTGAAGTGCTTACATGGCGTACCCAATAATGATAAGTTTTGTTGTATCCAACTTCTTCTGACCACACAAAAGCAGAAGTAGTGTCTACTTTTATGGCATTTCCTATACTTGAATCAGCGCTTCGCCATACTTCTGTGTAAGCGAAGTTACCCATTTGAGGGTTATCCCAAGCTAATACAAAAGATGTATACGTAGCAGTAGCAGTAAACCCCGTAGGCGTAGGAGGAATAGTGTAGTCAGTTACTGTCGTGCCTTCAAAGTCTGTTGGACCTACTCCTGTATTTGGATCAAAAGGATTATCGGTAAGCGCTTGAGCCATACCACTATCAATCAACTCTCTCAGAGTAATAGCTCTATCTCGAGGGTCGCCTCTACGACCAAGCCGTACCTCAACTGCTTCTTTTATAGATTCAGCAAATAGTTTTAATTCAGGGTCGGCTTTTGAAGGAACCTTATAAACGGAAGGGACTTTAGTACCTTTAGTGGCCATTTAGATCTCCCTAAGTTCATCTATAGACTCACCAATACAAATCTCGTTAACAACTTTCGCTGACTCAACTTCTATTTCGTAAGTGTTATGTAGTTTACTAGGGAGTCTTAGTATAGGTTCAGTAATGCTTGTCGCACTAAAAGAAGTAGGAGAGCTACCTGCTACAGAAAAAGCACTTCCCGAAGTACTTATAGTAGCGTGGTAATACAAAGTTCCATCTCCGTACACTTTAACTGTAACTGGATATTCTTCTGCTCGCACTTTAACAAAACCCATACTTGTAGGTTTAGGTGTAACAAACTCTTTTGTTTTCCAAGTAAACGTCTTATTAGTAGTAGCGCCTTGGAATTTTTGTATTCTTGGACCCGAACCAGTTTCTACTATTAAGTAAAGCTCGTTATCTACTGGGTTAGTAAAACCACCAGTAGCATCTGTCGTACCTGTTTGAGTCAAAGTAGTAAGAGTGTTTTGTTGCTCTCCTCTAGGGTCAAATATAAATCCACCATAGTTTGACCCACTTGTATAAAGTCCTACATAACGCCCTTCCCAAAGAAATCCACGTAATGAACTTGGGTAATAGTCTGCTCTCCATTGCTCTGGAGAAAGAATGCCCTCGGTAACAACATTTACATCAGTACCTGCAGCTGCAACAAGTCCGTCACCTCCTGCATATAAAACGTAAGGACCCATATCAACCATAGAAGTTTTACTTTGACATGCCTGGGCAGCTTCAATACGTACAGTACTCATAGACTGTGGGTCAGTACCTGCAATTAAATAGGGTGTGCCTTTAGTAGTTACTATAAGACCTTGCCCCGCCATTTTAATGCCTACAATCTCTTCTTCTAAAGTTATTCTGTAAGCTACAGGCCATGCATGTGGTAAAAATGGTTCAGAAAAACAAATACGTTTGCCTGTAAAACCTGCAAAAATACCATTTGGCATTGCAGTCAAGCCTTTCATTGGTCCGTCAGGATAGTCAGCACTTACTTCATTAGGTGGTCCTATCCAATAAGTACTTGGTATAACTTCAGCTAATTGTGAGTTGTTTAAGTTATCAGTTGTGCTAGCTGTAGCAAGTGTCACTTCTTTAACAAACTGAAATGCGGTGGTATTTGAACCTGTATTAGATCTATAAATACGTTTAGTAGCCAGGTTAGTATTAGTACGACCAGCTCCAGACCCTGCGCTTGTGTCTAATCCAGATATAGTAACTGTTTGCCCGTCCACTTTATCAAATACTGTAGAAGCTGCAGATGGAGGTCCTTCTTCTCCAAACGCGGACACAAAGGTGTAGATGTATGATGTACTGTATTTTGTTTGCGTACCATCGTCTGTACCAGAAGTAATACTTGTAGAAGCTGTGCCAGCAGGCGCTGGTATACCTAAACGAAATGAAGCTCTAGGATATGCTCCCGAACCTGTAGTAATAGTTGAGTTGTTAGACATACGAGGGAAAGAAGCACTTTCGCCCGTCCAATATAAACGATCTGTATTGTCACCAGCTATGGGTCCAGGAACTACATCAACTCCTTCGTCTGCCCATTCAAGCCAGTATTCATTACCGCCAGTTCTGTATTTATAAATTGAGTTTTGACCCGCCGTGCTCAGCGTATAGTCATCTGTATTATTACGGATAGGTGTTAAACGTCCGCTGTCGAGTATAACGTCTTTAGCTGTTTGAGCTAAAGTGTCAGCTAATAATCTAGGAGATACCTGTGGAGCGATGCCCCCAAATGTTATTAACTTAAAGTAGGCCACATTCTACCCCTCCAAAACTAAGTCTCGTAAGCGGGTACTCCTTGGCCCAACTTGCCTTGCCCATTTTGAATCTAGCATCTCTACGCCAGCTGTTTCCCATTCGCCTGCTTCCATAGCAGCTAAGAATTTCCTGAAACCCATCAATCTAGACAGTCCTAAGTTAAAACACATATTAACCATGACTCGTTGTCTTGTGTCAGACAAAGTTTGGAACCAGGGGAATGTACCCTCTAGTTCTTTTACACAAAGATCTATGTCATTACTTAATAAGTAATCAGATTCATCTTCTGTAATACCTCTGTCGTCAACATTTCTACCCACGCCGATTGTGTTTTTCCCGGCGCTGCATTTGTAAAGTGTAAGTACTACACCTTCGTCACGTTTTAATTCTTGTATTAGTTGTTCTCTATTCATCTTTACCACTTCCATTAGATGCCCCAAAGTAAAAACTAATAACTGCTGAGGCTAAACCACCTAGGTATCCGAGTACTAAGTTGATTAAAGCTTCTGAGTTTTGTTCTGGGGGTTGGAGGGTTACTAAGAATATATAACCAAGAAAGCCACCCAGGGTAGCAATTCCCATAATTCTAGTAGTCCAGTCTTTAGAAAAAGTTTTCCTAGCGTCTTGGGTATCAGCTACTTCTAGCTTGAATACATCAACTTCTAGTTCTTTCATCTGGACTTCAAACGCTTGTTCAGCTTTTTTAAGCTCAAGCATTTGTTCGGGTGTTGCAGCTTGTACTGCTTTTTCTATAGCTTTGGGGTTGTTATCACATCCTAAAACGTCTGCAATCATATTTGCGGCCATACCGCCCATTGGTCCGCCTAATGCAGTCCCCAAGGTAGGCGCTACTGCACCTACAATATTCTTTAACAGCGCTTTCATTCATCCTCCACAATTATTTCAGGTGCCTCTTTAATTTTGTCTTCTTTAATATTAGACGAAATCTCTTGAGAGAGTCCCTGTTGTGCTGCCTGGCTCTTTTTAAGCTGGTAAGATTGCTCTACCACTTCGCCTTGTAGCTTAATCAACATGTTAAAACCTTCGATTACCCTAGGGGTCAGATCTTCGGTACTATACTTCTTCCCCTCAAAGTCAACGGTTTGAATTTGAGGTTGCTCGTTCTTTACTTCTTCTGTCATAAGTTACTCCTTAAAATATGTAATTAATTGATTATACCTAATTTTAGCCTTTATACGTCATAGACTTAAGCTTTTCAGGTTTATCACCGTCTTTCTTGGGTACAGTCTCAAGTGTAACGACATCGTTACCCTTATCGTCTTTAGCCCAAACAAGATTTTTGTCTTCGTTAGACATAGATCCTATTACTTCCATCTTTACCTCCTATTGATATATTAATGAAACAGTCGGTCTACTCCTGTAGCTACTATAATTAGTACATATAGACCTAAAATGTATTTTGTAAACTTGGCATCCATCGCGTCAAACTTTGCATCACCTTTATCTAAACGCTTTTCTATGTTTTCATAACGTATAGCACACTCTCTTTCGTGTGCTTCTAGTTTCTGCATTGTTTCTTTAGTCGTTGGCATTATTTTTCTAACGTAGCTATTCTAGCTTCTGCTGCTTCTAATTTTGTTTTTAATTCTTTTA